CATCGACAACGAAAAAAGCCCTGTGGATTCAAACGTGTCATACAGGAACTAAAAAAAACATATAAAGTTATCCTTAAAGATACACTTGAAGCTGACGATGCGTTAGGGATTTACGCAACCAAGTATCCGGGAAATATTATTGTCTCTCCAGACAAGGACATGAGACAGATTCCCGGTAAATTATATGACTTCAAAGAAACTGTGACTATCTCTCCAGAAGAAGGAGCAAGGTGGCATCTAATACAATCTATGGCTGGAGATAATACTGATGGATACTCAGGCGTTCCCGGAATAGGTGTTAAGAAAGCAGAGAAAATCTTTGAAGAAAAAGGATACACATGGAAAGCAGTCGTTGAGACCTTTGAAGAAAAAGGAATGACTGAAGAAGATGCTCTTGTTAATGCAAGGCTCGCAAGAATACTTACAACTGACGACTACGACCATGAAAAAAGAGAACCAATCCTCTGGCAGCCTGTGGGACAGTACCAAATTGACCCTCCATCAAGATCTGGAAATGAGAGAGATACAGTTAGCTCTGTATGAGATAGATAAAGAAACAATGATGGAACTATACATGATGTTACAAGAGCAAGTTTTCAAATTAAATAATTTAATTTCACCCCTGTTACATGAAGCAAAAAAACGAAGGTCCTGATTACTACCAGAGAGGAAACATAGAAGTATGGGATTTCATAAGAGATCAATCCCTGAACTATCACCTTGGAAACGTAGTCAAATATGTATGTCGAGCTGGATATAAAGACGACGACTTAAAAGATTTAAAAAAAGCTGCCCATTATTTATTAAATGAAATTGAATACAGAACCAAACATCATAGCTAGGACTGGTCGAGTCCAGCAATGGATTGACAATCCCACCTCACGTCTACCGGTGTCATGCACTGTCTTTGTAGTTGAAGACTCAATGGAGGGACCAAATGGAATCGAAGCAAGCTGGAGATTTGTATCGCATGCTCTACGCTTTGGGGCAGGAGTCGCAGTCCACCTGTCGAAGCTTAGACCCAAAGGAACAGAAACAAATAAAGGACCTGATACTTTGGTTGCATCAGGACCAACATCATTCGCAAAAATCTACTCAACATTAAATGAAATACTTAGGCGCGGAGGGACGTACCGTAACGGTGCTTGCGTCCTCCATCTTGATATTACTCACCCCGACATTCTTGAGTTCGTGCAAGTCTCCCGAAACGAACTCCCATGGGTTAAAAGATGCGTCGACCTTAACAAAGCCGACTGGTTTTTACTCAAACCTGAAGTCAAAGAAGCAATTATTAAAGGAATTGCCAAAGGAGACATTTGGCTTAACAAAATAAAATATGACAATGACGGAAACAGAATCTGGAGCAACGTCTGTCTTGAGGTTTACTTGCCCTCACGCGGAACGTGCCTCTTACAGCACCTTAATTTGTCAGCCTGTCGTATCGGCGACATACGCAAAGGTATGCGTGAAGGCATGTCCGATTTGTGTCAGCTCCATGGTAGGACAGGGATTGACAAGTCTGGAGAGTACCTTGCGCCAGATATCGATAGGCAAGTAGGATTCGGACTTTTAGGTCTAGCCAACTTTTTGGCAAACAACAACATAACTTACGCCCAGTTTGGCGAAGCTCTTGAAGCAACTAACAATGCTGAGAGTTACGAAGGTTACGCAGGATTAGCTGCCCGCGAACTTTTTCTGGGCGTACAAGAAGCAGCTAATGTAGCAAGAGAAAACAACATGGTTAGAGCATTTGCTATAGCTCCAACTGCCAGTTGTTCATATAGAAGTAAAGATCTTCATGGCTTCACTGCCACACCAGAGATTGCTCCACCTATTTCAAAAACAGTGGATAGAGATTCAGGTGAATTTGGAATAGAAAAAGTTGAATATGGCAACGTAGAGATCGCATCCGAGGTTGGATGGGAGACATATAAACGAGTAGCAGATCAAATCATGATTATGCTAGAAAGAACCGGATTGCTTCATGGCTATAGCTTCAATTCTTGGAGTGACATGGTGATATATGATGAGGCATTTATCGAAGAGTGGTTAAAATCACCACAAACTTCGCTCTACTACAGTCTTCAAGTAATGAGCGACGTTCAAGATAAAACGGACGCTTATGCAGCCTTAGATGAATTAGAGGTTGATAATTATTTAGGAGAAATATTTAGTAGGGAACCTGATCCTAATTTCAAACCGGATCCAGCAATGAAAATTGAATGTGACTGCGAACAATGAACCCCTACGAAAAATTATTAAATAGAAAACGAACTTGGACACCTGTCCAACCTACAAAAGGAAAAGTAAAAGAAGGTGCTGAAGAAACCATCTTGCGTGCTCTCGCAATACGTCATATGGAGCTACCAGTTGGAGAATTTATTACACAAGGCTTGGAGAAAGAAGTCCCGCAGTCAGCGAGGACACTTCTTGAGTCAAACGTTAAAGACGAGGTCAAACATGATATCGCTTTGGACTTCATTGTTAAGTCCCGTGGTGCTAATCCAATTGCTGAAAACGAAGGAAAATTATTAAGAGATGCTTGGATACAACACCCAGACCACACCATTACAAAAGCCTTGGTTGCAGAACGAGCTGTATTTTTTGTTCTACTTCCTTTCTTTCGCTTTACTGGTGATGCTGCTATCCGAACAGTATCGGCTGATATTTCCAGAGATGAACAAATCCACGTTGCAACAAATAGCCTTGTTTGTGCTGAGTTGGGTCTTCGTCCTAGTAGTAGCTTGGATAAGCTTCGGAAGGCAACTATTGCATGGGTAATGGAACCCCTTAAAGAAAATGCAACCGATAAATATTTGGACAAAAAATTTTGGCTGGATGCGAGTGATCGGTTGATGTATGAAGGCAAAGCTCCACAGCTTGCCGCAACAAAATCAGCTCGTATGCCAGCATTCTTTGAACATGACAACAGGAATCTCCCTAGCTACGCTTAAGTTACATAACGAAAGATTAGATAAGTTAATCGTCAAGCTAGAAGAAAACTTCGGTTGGAAACCTATCCATCCCAAAGAAGATGTACAGACAATTATGTACAGAGCTGGTCAAGCCAGCGTTATTGAATATATAAGATCCATTATGGACGAGGAAATTTAATGTGTTTATTTAGATCATCACCAACACCACCACCACCACCTTTACCACCAGCACCGCCACCACCATTACCACCTGTAGCACCTGTTGATCCTCCATCTCCAATAATGAAAGATGTAGATCCACAAGTAAGAAGAGCTAAAAAAGATCGTGGTAAGAAAGCAGCTAACACTGCGGCTGAAGGTACTGGTGCATTAAGAATAAAACTAAACCCAAAAATAAATACAGGTATGGGACCGGGTAACTCTGGAGGACTGAACTAATGTTCGCTCGTGAGAGATACAACAAACTGACTACAGATCGACGTCAATTCCTAGACACAGCAGTTGAATGTTCTAAGCTCACGTTACCTTATTTAATACAAGACGATTTATCTTCGCACCCTACACATGAAACTCTAAATGTTCCTTGGCAATCGGTAGGTAGTAAGTGCGTTGTGACATTAGCAGCAAAGCTAATGCTCGGCACGCTACCTCCCCAGACAAGTTTTTTTAAATTACAAGTTAGAGATGACAAGTTAGGTGAAGAGATACCAGCAGAAGCAAGGGCAGAATTAGATCTTTCCTTTTCCAAAATGGAGCGAATGGTCATGGACTACATCGCTGCATCTAATGACAGAGTTGTTATCCACCAAGCATTTAAACATTTAATTGTTGGTGGTAATGCTTTGTTATACATGGGAAAAGATGGAATCAAAAACTATCCACTTAATAGGTATGTCGTCAACAGAGATGGAAATGGTAACGTCCTAGAAATAGTTACAAAGGAATTGGTAAACAAAGATGTTCTTGGTTTTGATGTAAATACAGAAACCCCGAACTCTGTAGTTGATGCTTCTAAAAGTGTTTCCGATGAGGTCGAAGTTTACACGTACGTGAAACTAGATAATGGCAGATGGGTATGGCACCAAGAAGTACAAGATAAAATTATCCCTAACACACGTAGTTCAGCTCCTAAGACTGCAAGTCCTTGGCTCGTCCTGACTTTCAATTCGGTGGACGGAGAACAATACGGACGTGGCAGGGTTGAAGAGTTCCTTGGCGACCTTAAATCTTTAGAAGGTTTATCACAAGCATTAGTCGAGGGAAGTGCTGCTGCGGCAAAAGTAGTTTTCTTGGTTTCTCCTTCAAGTACAACCAAGCCTGCAACAATAGCGAAAGCCGGTAACGGTGCAATTGTTCAGGGTAGAGCCGAGGACGTTCAAGTCGTCCAAGTCGGAAAAACTGCTGATTTTTCAACAGCAGCTCAGATGGCTCAGAATATAGAAAAGCGATTACTAGAAGCTTTCCTTGTAATGAATATAAGGAATGC